TTATTTGGAGGTAATCGTAGATAACCTTTAATTAAATTAAGTAAAGTTTATATTTATTTAAAAAAAGATGGCTGATAATAACAATTTTACTATATGGCAAAGGTTGACTAAGGTATTTGGACCTGATTCTACCTTAGACCAACAAGCCCCGGTTTATAATTTTGATAAAAAACAAATATTAAAAACTACCGACAAAAAAGAATATGAAAGAGAGAAATTACAAGCTCAACAAACACTATATTTAGGTCAGCAATGGCAAAAAATCGAAAACAATTTATATACCCAAGCGGTTTATTATGAACCCACACGTTTAGCATCTTTTTACGACTATGAGAGTATGGAGTATACTCCTGAAATTTCAGCAGCTTTAGACATTTATTCTGAAGAGTCTACTACACCCGATGAAGACGGATATATATTACAAATTTACTCTGAAAGTAAAAGAATAAAATCAGTTTTAGCGGATTTATTTAATAATAGATTAGATATTAATACTAACTTACCTATGTGGACACGTAATACATGTAAGTACGGTGATAATTTTGTGTATTTAAAATTAGACCCTGAAAAAGGTATTATGGGGGCTCAACAGTTACCTAATATTGAGATTACTAGACAGGAGAGAGGTATGAAAATTAAACCTGAAAGAAACTCAACGGAAAGTGAAAATGATTCATTAAAATTTTTGTGGCAGAATAAAGATATAACTTTCAATACTTGGGAAGTCGCTCACTTTAGATTGTTAGGTGATGATAGAAAACTACCATACGGTACATCTATGTTAGAAAAAGGTAGACGTATATGGAAACAATTAATCTTATCAGAAGATGCTATGTTAATCTATAGGACTTCTAGAGCACCAGAAAGAAGGGTATTTAAAATATTTGTAGGTAACATGGATGATAAGGATGTTGAACCTTATGTACAACGAGTCGCTAATAAGTTCAAAAGAGACCAAGTAGTTGACTCCAACAATGGAAATGTGGACTTAAGATATAATCAAATGGCTGTTGACCAAGATTACTTTATTCCTGTTAGGGACCCTAATGCTCCTAACCCTATAGATACATTACCAGGGGCTCAGAACCTATCTGAAATTGCGGATATTGAGTACATACAAAAAAAGTTATTAACTTCTTTGAGGGTACCTAAAGCTTTCTTAGGTTTTGAAGAGGTTGTTGGAGACGGTAAAAGTCTATCTTTACAAGATATTAGGTTCGCTAGAACTATAAATAGAATACAAAAATCTATGGTTCAAGAACTTAATAAAATAGCTATAGTTCATTTATACCTTTTAGGTTTTGAAGACGAATTAGGTAACTTTACTTTAGGGTTAACTAATCCATCTGCACAAGCAGAATTATTAAAAATGGAACAATGGACACAGAAAATACAACTTTATAGGGATGCTGTTAGTGACCCAGGTAATGGTATTCTACCTGTTTCATCATCTTGGGCTAAGAAACACATTCTCGGATTTAGTGATGATGAAATTAAGTTGGATATTCAACAACAAAGAATGGAAAAAGCAGTTGCCGCTGAATTAGAAAAGACATCTGAAGTAATAAGTAAAACGGGTATATTTGCTAATATAGATAAGTTATACGGTAATAAACCTGGTGAAGGTGGTGATGCTATGGGTGACGAAACAACAGACTCCGAAGTAGGTGATATGGGAGGAATGTCGACTGGTGATTTAGGAGGTGATTTAGGAGGTGATTTAGGAGGTGATTTAGGTGGTGATTTAGGTGGTGATTTAGGTGGTGACGCAGGTGGTGACGCAGGTGGTGACGCAGGTGGTGACGAAGGTGGGGGAGATTTAACACCTGAAAGATTTATTAGTAATAAAGATTTAGATATATTATTAGAAGATGATTTTATTAATGGAAAAACTATATTAGACTTATCTAAAGGAAGACAGTCGTTAGGTGAAATTGAAGATAAATTGAACGAATTACTAAATGATTGATATTTATAAAATAAAATACCATGAATTCATTTGGAGTAATAAAAACTAAAATCGAAACTTTTTTTGAAAAAAATTACAAAAAAGATATTTTTAAAAAAGGTTTAAAAGAATTTAAACATTACGTTATAGGTGATAAATCTATTTCTGAGGCTTATTATATATACGATGAGTTATCGTCACAAAAGGGATTAAATGAAAGTATAGTTGATGATTACATATCAGAATCATTTGAACAATTAAGAGATTTAATTAATAATAATCAAACTAAAATTAACTCTTTAGGTGAATGGATTGACGGGTTACTAAAAGAAAATGTGGATAATAGATATGCCGATATTGATTATCAAATCTACACTAAAAACGTTGTGAAGAACTTAGAGTCTCTTTTAGAGTCTAAATTAAAGATTAAAAACAATTTATTAAAAACAATAGTAGTTAAAGAAAGTACATCAGTTAATCTACCTCTATCAACTATGTTAAAAGTTGCAACTAAAACATTTAATGATGAGTATGTCACATTAAATGAGTCGGATAAGAATGAGTTAAAGTATTTTATTTCTTTAGACGGTAAATCATTAAAAGAGGAAATATCCAACACAAAAGACTCAGTAATAGAAAAGTTAAACAATAATCTAAACGAATCTACCGATACCGAATTAAAAGAAAAATTACAAAAGACTATTAATAAAATTAATGAGTCGGAAAATAGTTTAACGTCTTTATATAAATTAAGACAATTAGAAAGTGGACTTATTTCATGAGAAAATTTTTCACATCATTATTAGGTGACGTCGATGGTCAAAAATCATCAAAAAGATTTGTTACTATAATAGCATTTTTCATGATGTGTGTTGCATTTATATCCAACATCTTTATGGAAATACCTCTACAAAAATATGTTTGGGATGGTATGATGTATATTGTTGGAGCCGGACTAGGATTCACCACACTTGAAAAATTTTCAAGGAGTAGAGGGGTCGAAGAATAATGTCAGACAGAAAATATCTTAAATGGTCCAATACTACTGTTAGTGACGCTGAGATAAGAAAGAATTTGGATATTTTCGACCAGTGGTACTCTAACAGTTAAAGGTCGTTTCTTTTTTTATTTACGTAGATAGCTTTTTTGCGTTCCTCCCTTCTTTCAACCGAAGGTTTCGTATACTCTTTATTTTCATTGATTTTCTGCATCTGCTTAGTTCTATAAACTTTATATTTATAGTTCTTCAAAGCTGATTCAATATTCTTATTTTTTACCTCTATTATTAACATTATACGGTTTTATGTAATATAAATATATGTTTTTGACATATTACCATTATTAAACTATATTTTATTTAAATAAATAAACTTTTAAAGTTATGCTAAAATATGAAAAAAGGAAAAACATCACAGCTAAAATTATTTAGCGATATAAAATGTTATTATGGGACGGTAGATGCAAAAAATTTAAAATCACTGTATATTGTATTACAGACATGGGTAGAACCCATAAAAGAATTTGATAACTGGGATAGAGCGACAAGTTATTTAGAAAAAACTATAAAACAGACATTACATGAGATTTGTGACCCTTTAGTATTTGAGAAATTTAATATAGTGGATTTAGACTTAAGAAGTAGTGGAATTCAAAAAGGTAAAAGAAGTTTTATGAACTTAGAAATAACCTTATTTGTTAAAGAGTCTACAGATTTTAAATCCTTAATCTTGAGGGAAAAAATAAAAGATATACTTAGAGCGGTATACAAAGACAACATAAAAGGGATAAATTATTTCAAAGTACATAAGAGTAAATCGACAAAAGAGTTGGTCTAACATATTTATAATAAAAAAAGTATGAAAATATTAGGACCAAACGATACAGGTAAAGGTATTTTAGTTGAGTGGGATGCTGGGTCAATAAACCCTAAGGATGGTAGGAACTCTAAAGTAATTAAAGAATCTTACGGACAACTAGAACACTCTAAACCCTTTGAGTTTTATGCGACTTTACAGAAATTTGATACACCAAATAGAAATGGTAGAGTATATCCTGAAAAAATATTAAGACGTGAAGCCGATAATTATAAAAAGGCAATTGAAAAGGGATTATCAATATCTGAACTTAATCACCCTGAATCGTCTTTAATTGATTTAGACCGTGTTTCTCATCTTATAACAGATGTGTGGTGGGAAGGTAACACTCTTATGGGTAAGATTAAATTACTAACCTCACCAGGATTTCATGAAAGAGGTGTCGTATCTTGTCCCGGAGACCAAGCGGCCAACTTAATGAGACAAGGGGTTACTATGGGAGTATCTTCTCGTGGAGTAGGTTCACTAGTAAAGAAAGGAGAAAGAAATGAAGTTCAAGAGGATTTTGAATTAATATGTTTTGATTTGGTCTCGTCACCTTCAACACCCGGAGCTTATTTATTTTTAAATAAAGACGATAAAGGTAAGTATGAAGAAAATATTGAAGAGGAGACACAGAATAGAGCTACTGAACAGAATATAGATGGTAGTTTAGGTAAAAGTGTTGACTTAATGAAAAAGTTATCCGATTATTTAGGTTATTAAACATTATTAAAAAAATAAAAATGGACGAAAAATATTTTGTTGCTAAAGTACAGTATGACCTTCCTGATGAAAATTCAGGTAAGGTAAAAAAAATCAGAGAAGAAAAATTAGTTAAAGGTTATAATGTAACTGATGTTGAGGCTAAGGTCACTAAACATTTTAAAGATTTTGTTTATGACTGGAGAATTACAGCGTGTGTAGAGAGTAAAATTGATGAGGTATACGAATAATATACTTTAACATAATATTTTAAAAATTAAAATCGGGACTAAAATCCCGATTTTTTTTTGCTATTAGTTATTAAAATTACACTTTTTTAGTAATTGGCATATTTATATGTAAACTATAATAAACTTTTTTGCAAAAAAAATAAAATGGCAGACAAAAAAACACTAGTTGAGGAAGCTTTATTGCAGATGGAAAATCTACAAGAAGCCATTACAGAAAATGCAAAAGGAATACTTGCTTCTACTATGAAGGAAGAAATCAGTGAATTAGTAAAAGAATCTCTCGAAGAAGAAGAGGTTAAAAATTCTGAAACAGAAATGTCAGAACAAGAAGAAGTTCTTGATTTAGACATTGATGTGGATGATGATGGAGAGGATGATATTGAAGGTCTTGAAGATTTAGTTCTTGGAGATATTGAAATGGACTCTGATAACGACGAAGAGTTAGACTTAGGTGATGAGGAAATGTTAATGACTGATTTACCTGGTGATGATTTAGAAGTCGATGATGAAGAAGAAGTTCTATTACCACTTGATTTAACAGGTGCTTCCGATGACGAAATTTTAAAGGTCTTTAAGGCTATGGGTGAGGATGACGGTGTCATTGTCACGCGAGACGAAGAGGGTATTAATTTAAAAGATGATGAAGCAGATGTAGAATATGAGATTCGTTTAGAATCTGAAGATAAAGAAGAAGCTCTTGCAGAAATGGAAGAGGA